AGTGTAAGACTTTATCATCTTAACGAACTACCTAAGAAGGTAAGGGATAAAATGAAAAAGAAATGAGTGACAATATAAATCCTGACCATTACAAAGATGGCAAGATAGAATGTATAGACGCAATAGGGGAAGCAGTAAAGGACTTAAGAGGGATAGAGGGTGTTTGTACAGCGAATGCTATTAAGTATCTTTGGAGATGGAAAAAGAAAAATGGAGTAGAGGATTTAGAAAAAGCTAGATGGTATTTAGATTTTTTAATTAAGGAGGTTTCCGAACAAAAATAATAATAAGGAAAACGAATGGATCCAGTAACATTGTTTACTGCAGCCACAGCTGCGTACAAGGGGGTAAAGACTGCCATAAGAGTTGGCAGAGATATAGAAGATACATGGAGTCAATTAAAAACTTGGGCGACTCATATAACAGATTTAAAAGAAAAGGTTTCACAAGCTGAAGAAGCTAAACCAAGTTTATTTAGTAAAGCAGGATTAAAAGGTGATGCAGCACAAGCTCTGGATGTTGCGTTATATAAAAGAAAAATATATGAGCAAGAAAAAGAATTAAGAGAACTTCTTATCTATAAAGCTCCATCTGGGGTATGGGAAGATTTCTGTAAAGAAAGACGCAGAATAAAAGAGATGCGTGAACAAGAGATATATCGTAGAGAAAGAATGAAACAAAACTTAATACGAGTGGCGAAAGATACTGCACTCATAGGTGTATTAGTTTTATTTACTTCTTATATTATTTATCTACTTGTTAGTATGATTAATAATGCATAGGAGATTAAATGCCATTACCAACATTACTTGCACCTTTACTCTCTAAGGGTTTAGATGTTATAGCTGGAGCAGTTGCAGTAAAAGGAAAGAAAGCTGTAGAGAAACTTATAGGTATGCCGATTCCAGATAATCCTTCTGATGAACAGGCGACAGAGTTAAGAATAAGAATGATGGAACATGAAGAGAAACTCATAGAGTTGGCTCAACAAGAAAAGAAGATGGATCTAGAAGAAATGAAGATGGTCTTTGAAGATAAGGATTCTGCTAGAGAAAGAGAAACACAGATAGCGACATCTGAGAAAGCACCTTATTTAAATAAGATCATAACTCCAGTTCTTGCTATAGGTTCACTCCTCTTTGCTTTTCTTTTAGTAGGAGTAATGGTAATGCTAGAGGTAGATGATTCTAGTAAAGATATTTTAGTGTATGCATTAGGATTTGCAAGTTCAGCTGCAACTCAGGTACTCAGTTATTACTTCGGTGCTAGTGATGGAAACAAACCTAAATTCGGAGGGAAGCCATGAGTTTATCAGATGAGCAATGGGAGTTTGGAAAAGATATAGGAAAGTTAATTGTGTATGCAGAAGAGAATGGTTTTAAGTTAACCTTCGGAGAAGCATATAGAACTGTCCAACAACAAAAGATATATGTTAAAACTGGTAGAAGTAAAACTATGAGAAGTAAACATATGAAGAGATGTGCTATGGACTTTAATGTATTTGTAGATGGAAAGTTAACTTGGGATAAAGAAGTTATCAGACCATTAGGAGAATATTGGGAAAGTCTTAACGCAAAGAATAGGTGGGGTGGTAATTTCAAATCATTTATTGATGTACCACACTTTGAAAGAAATGTCTAAGAAGATGACCTCAAGGGAGGTAATTAAATCTGCTTTCCCTGATATGACTTTACTACCAGAAGAATATGACAATGCCTTAGTAGGTGTTGTTAGTTCAGGTAAAGTTTCAACTTGTGCTTGTTATTCTAAATTCAAATTGTTAGAGATTATCAGAAAGCAAATGAATCCATCAGAATCAAATCACTTTCTTGATTTTTGTATTGAGCATTCATGGCCAAAGGATATTTATTTTTTAGAATGTTGTATAACTTAGGGAGCACCAAAGCAACTTAAGTTGTAACTTGGGAGGGAACACTAAGAAGTCCTGCTCCCTTTTTTTTAGGAATCAAATGATTTATTTATTATTGGGTGCATGGTTAGTATTTTTAATTATGTGTCTTGTCGTTTATTTATTTATCAAGGAGATGTAATGGCTAGAGTTGATAAAAGGAAAATGCCATGCAACAAACCAAAAAGAACTCCAAACCATAAAACTAAATCTCACATAGTAAAAGCTTGTGAAGGTGGTAAAGAAAAGATTATTCGTTTCGGACAACAAGGTAAGAAAGTCGGAACAGTAAAAGGAACAGCTGGTAAACCAAAACAAGGAGAGTCAGCTCGTATGAAAGCAAAACGAAAATCTTTTAAGGCCAGACACGCAAAGAACATTGCAAGAGGTAAAATGTCAGCAGCATGGTGGGCAGATAAAGTTAAATGGTAGAGATATGGAAGAAGAGAAAAAATTAACAATGAGTCGCTTATTAAAGCAGGATCAAATCTTTTTAGAGATGGTAAAAGATTCAGCAGTTAATAATGCCTTTGATAAAAAAGTTAAAGAGTGTGACGATGCATTATTACTTACACTTCAAAGTTTAATTAATAAAGTTTATCAATATCAAAAAGAAATTAAATCACTCTTAGAACAAAAGCATAAAGTTGAAATTGAATTAGAAAGTTATAAGAGTAGAGAGAAGGAGGTACTACATTGGCAACAAGGTACAAAAGAAAACACCAAGACGATGTAAGAGAAAAGATACAAGCATCACAATTGGTAAATAGACTTACTGATCATGTACATGGTAGATGCACAATGGATTCATCTCAAGTCAGAGCAGCAGACATTCTTCTTAAAAAAGTTTGTCCAGATTTATCAGACATGAAGATGGACATGACAGGAAACAATGTTACATTTAATTTAACCTTACATGAAGGTGATGAGAATTCAGAAAGCGAGTACGAAGATAGAGAGGATTAATGAATATTAATTACAAGCCACCCGGAAAGGTAGCTGCTAAATTTCATAAATCAGATGCATTCGTTAGAGGATTAATGGGGCCTGTGGGTTCTGGTAAATCTAGTTCCTGCTGTGTAGAGTTACTCAGTAGAGCACTAAGACAGAAACCATACAATGGAGTTAGAAGAACAAGAGCCGTAGTCATTCGTAACACATATCCAGAATTAAAATCAACAACAATTAAAACTTGGCAAAGTTGGTTTCCTGAAAGTATGTGTTCATTTAAATATGATGCACCGATTACAGCAACAATAAAATTACCTGACATTGGAGATGGTACTTCTTTAGAAATGGAAGTATGGTTTCTTGCGTTAGACAGAAGTACAGAAACAGGAAAGTTAAGATCATTAGAAATATCTTTTGCTTGGATAAACGAAGCATCAGAAGTTCCAAAAGAAATCTTTGATATGTTAACTCAAAGGGTTGGTAGATTTCCTCCGAAGAGAGAAGGAGGCCCTACATTTACTGGGGTGATATTAGATACGAACTGTCCTGATGATGATAACTGGTATTATAAGTTAGCTGAAGAAGATAGACCAGAGTCTTGGGATTTCTTTAGACAACCTGGTGGATTATTAAAAACAGACGAAGAAACATACGAACCAAATCCAGATGCAGAGAATGTTCTTAATCTACCAAATGGATATTCGTATTATTTAAATCAAATAGATGGTAAGACAGATGATTGGATAAATGTATTTGTCTTAGCGAACTATGGAACAACAGCAGATGGTAAACCAGTTTATCCAGAATGGAAAGATAAAGTTCATGCTAGTAATGAAGAGATAGAACCTATTACTGGTAGAAGTATTATTATAGGTTGGGATTTCGGATTAACTCCAGCGGCAGTAGTTTGTCAAATGAGTGCTAGAGGTCAGTTAATAATCCTAGAAGAGTTCATTGCTGAAGACATGGGTATTAGAGAGTTTGCAGCTGATGTTGTTAAACCAACACTAATAGATAAATATAGTAACTGTAGATGGGTTTCAGTAGGAGATCCAGCTGGTTCAAGTAGAGCTCAAACAGATACTAGAACTTGTTTCCAAGAATTATTTGAAATAGGTATTGCAACAGAGCCAGCAGATACAAATGACTTTCTTCCTAGAAGAGAATCGGTAGCATTCTTTATGAATCGTATGGTAGATGGTGGAGCAGGTTTCATATTGAATCCAAGTTGCAATATGTTGAGAAAAGGTTTTAATGGGAGATACAGATATCAAAGATTGCAGTTAGCTGGTACAGCTAGATATAAAGATAGACCTGTTAAAGATATTTATTCACACATACAAGATGCACTTCAATATGCTTGTCTAAGAATGAGGGCAGGAAGTGAAAGAACCAAAGTTAGGAAAGTAGTAAATAAAAGTGCAAGAGGTTGGACATAAAATATGAAAATAGAAAGACCACCAGTAGAAGTCGATATAAATGTAGAAGACACTCAAGAACAAAATGATTATCTTGATTCTGCATTAGTTTCTCATGTTAAGCAATCGTGGGAAGCAGCAAGAGCTGCAAAGCAAGATATTACAGATAGACTTCTTAAATGTGAAAGACAAAGAAGAGGAGAGTATGATCCAGATAGAGCTATAGATATTGAAGCTACAGGTGGATCTGATATCTACATGATGATTACTGATGTTAAATGTAGAGCTGCATCTTCTTGGATTAGAGATGTCATGATGTCTAATCAAGATAGACCTTGGGTATTAGATGTTCCTGAAAGACCAGAGATTCCACCAGAGGAAGAAGAAGAGATTCAATCTTTTGTTAATTTGGAAATGGAACAATTTATTGCATCTGGGCAGTATCATCCTAATGTCGAAAGTGAAAGATTAAAAGAAGTTTATGAGATAGTTGCACAGAAGAAAAAAGAGTTTGCTAGAGATAGAGCAAACAAGATGGAAAAGTTAATTGAAGATCAAATGACTGAAGGTGGATTTCAAAATGCCTTCAAAGATTTTATTGATGATTTTGTTACTTATCCTTGTGCAATCATGAAAGGCCCAACAATAAGAAAGAAGAAAGGAATACAATGGGGTGCAGATTATACTCCTATTGTTGTTAATGATTTTGTAAGAGAGATTGAAAGAGTATCTCCTTATGATATATTCCCTTCTCCTATTTCTGATGGCCCTGATGATGGATACATCATCGAAAGACATAATCTATCAAGAACAAAACTAGAAGCTCTTATTGGAGTACCTGGTTATGTTAAAACAGAAATAGAAAGAGCTATAGATCATTATGGAGATAGAGGATTTCACTATTATGAATATGGCGATCAACAAAAGAAAGACTTAGAAGATAAAGTTTATTCTGCTGTTTATCATGATCCTGATATTGAAGTATTAGAATATTGGGGGCCTGTAAATGGTCAGATGTTAAAAGACTATGGACTCAAAGATAAATCAATTGAAGCGTCAAGAGAGTACGAAGCTAATATATGGATTGTTGGTAACTATGTTATCAAAGCTGTACTCAATCCTGATCCTTTAGGTAAAAGACCTTATAGCACAGCTAGTTGGGAATTTATACCAGGTGCATTTTGGGGAGTGGCATTGCCAGAGCTTATGGCAGATGTCCAAACCATGTGCAATGCATCAGCTAGATCATTAGCAAACAATATGGGTATTGCATCAGGCCCACAAGTTGAAGCTGTAGTAGATAGACTTGCAGATGGTGAAGATCTTACTAATATGTATCCTTGGAAGATATGGCAGACAACATCAGATAAAACTGGTGGTGGTCAACCAGGTGTAAGATTCTTTCAACCAGGTATGCAAGCAGCAGAACTACTTACAATCTATCAGACATTCTCTAAACAAGCAGATGAAGTTACAGGTATACCAAATTATATCTATGGTTCATCTAAAGTAAGTGGAGCTGGTAGAACTGCAAGTGGATTATCTATGTTAATGGATAATGCAGCAAAAGGAATTAAGCAAGCTCTTTCATATACAGATAGAGTTGTTGGAGATATTGTTGAAAGATACTACATTCACAATATGATGTTTCATGATGATCCTTATGTTAAAGGTGATTACAATGTAGTTGCTAAAGGAGCATCAGGTCTTATTGCTAGAGAACAAATGAATGTTAGAAGAAATGAATTCATGGCAGCAACATCTAATCCAATAGATATGCAGATTCTTGGAATGGAAGGTAGATCATATCTTCTAAAAGAAACTGCAAAGTCTTTAGGATTAAATGTAGAGAAGTTTATTCCTTCTGAACAACAAATGAGATTTATGCAAGAACAAGCGCAACAACAACAAATGCTAATGGCTATGCAACAACAAGCACAGCAACAACAAGCATTACCTCAAACTGTAGATGAAGCTGGTAATCCTGCTGGTGGAGTGACAGATAACTTAATGAATGATAGGAGTTAATATGCCTTTGAAGGGTAATCAGTACAAGATTGATTTAAACAAAGATGGAAAAATAACAAGAGAGGATTTTAATATGATGAACAACAAACCTAAAATGTCTTATGGTGGTATGGCTAAAAAGAAAATGAACTATGGTGGCATGGCTAAGAAAAACATGATGAACTATGGTGGTAAAGCTAAACCAATGTACATGATGAATTATGGTGGCAAAGCTAAACCAATGATGATGAATTATGGAGGTGCAGCAAAATCTATGATGCAAAATCTTCATCCTAAAATTGCTAAGTGTTCATAAGGAGATAACAATGGCAAAACCTGATTGGCAAAATCAAAACTATAAGAAAGCTAACCCTGTTCAAAAAGCTGCAGCTGGTACATTAGCACTTGGTGGATTGTTAGCATATGGAGCAAAGAAAGCATATGACGCTTTTAAAAATAGAAAGAAAGATTCTGATACCTCTACAACAACAGGTATAGATATATCTAAAGATATAAAAGCTAGAAACAAACCTATGCCTATTAGCCCTAAGCAAAGAAAAGAAAATCAAAAAGCAATTCAAGAGATTGTTGATAGTCAAGAGGTTAAGTATGTAGAGAACGCACAACAACCAAAGAAAAGAATCAAAAACCCATATCGTTATGCTCCACAAAAAACTACAAGAAAAATTACAAGAGAAGAGTTAGATGAAAAATTAAAAAAATCTAACAAACAATTTGATTACCAAGTAAAAAAGAATCAAAAAGATTCAAGTAATAATAATCAAAACTCAAGTGATTCTTCATCTAGTTCAGTTAAACCTCCAAAAGATGTTAAACCTCAAAAAGATGTTAAAGAATCTAAAAAAGGAAGTGGAAACTTTAATCAAACAAATGATCCTGATGGAGATTTAACAAGGGTTGGAGTTAAAAAGAAAGATAAAACAAATACTGATAAAAATTTTACATCCTCTGAGAAAAAAAGAATCATGGATGTTTATAATAAAACATTAAAAGAAATCCAGCGTATGGATGATAGAAAATTTAAGAATCGTTTTACAGATAAAGATAAACTTAGATATAAACTTCTTAGAGAAAGAGCAAGAGATTTTAAGAAGAAAATAAAACAGTTTAAATAACTTTATGATTAGAAAACCGAATATAAAAGTACACAAGGCCTTCATGGACTTAAGAAATAATTCTGATTTTCAAGTAATAAAAGAATACTTGAACCAAGAATTAAAAGAGTTAGCTGAATCTGGAATGTCATCTACTGATGAAAGACTTACTAGATGGTATCAAGGAGGATGGCAAACTATTAAATCATTCTTAAGTTATACAGAAGACACCAAATAGAATTAGCAACATATTGTTGCAATCCCACCGAGGGGTTTCTCGGAAATTATAGAATACCGAAAGTGATAACATGAACACCTTTATGGCTCATGTTTGATTGCTGTCGGCTCTGGAGATAAATATGCCTTTACCTAAAGAAGTAGAAAAACAAGAAGCGAAAGCTGACGAGTTAATAAAACAATTGTATAACCAAGAAGAATCCAGCCAACAGGATACTGTTGATACTGTAGAGGAAGTAGTTCAAGAACCTACTGAAGAAGTAACCACTAACTTACAAAAGGAAGAAGTGATTCAAAAAGAAGAACCGAAACCTCAAGTTGAGAAAGATGATTACAGAGCTCAGTACAGAACTATACAAGGTAAATACAATGCCGAAGTACCACGATTACATTCCGAACTTAAAGAAGAGAAACAAGCTAGGGAAAAGTTAGAAGAAGAGTTAAGAGAGTTAAAGACACAACAAGAACTTAGGTCTTTAATAACTCCTGAAGAGAAAGAGCAATATGGTGAACTCGAACCCTTTGTTAGTAAAGTTGCTAAGCAACATCAAATGACTAGCAAAGCTGAAGTAGATAAGCTAAGAAAAGAAATGCAAGAAATGAAGAATAGAGAATTCGATATGAAGAAGGACAACTATTATAAGTTTCTTGATGCAGCTCATCCTGATTGGGAATCTATTAACAAAGACGAAAACTTTCACAACTGGTTATCTCAAAAGGATTATCGTGGATATCAAAGGCAAGATTCTTTAGATGCAGCTCATGAAAATTTTGATCATAAGACTGTGGCAAATATCTTCACCGCTTACAAAAATGAAATAAAGAGTCAGATAGATAGTAGACAACAAGGATTAGAACAACAAGTAGCACCTTCTAAATCAACTCAGACTTCTGCCCCTCCAGCCAAAAAGATTTGGACTAGAGCTGCAATATCTAAGTTCTTTAGAGATGTTAAAGATGGAATAATCTCTGATAAACAAGCTGCTTCTATCGAACAAGATATTATGTTAGCACAACAGGAAGGTCGAATTCGATAACTCCTTTGTGCATTTTTAAGGAGAAAATAACATGGCAGTAACCGCTAAAACCTCACCAACCGCATTACTTGCGAGTGGAACTGATTACCCACAATATACTGGATCAGGATCTGCTGGTAAATTCATACCAGAGATTTGGTCAGGTAAATTACAAACTAAATTTTACAAGTCAACTGTTCTTGGTGAAATCACTAATAACGATTGGGAAGGTGAAATTAATGGACAAGGTGATAAAGTTCATATTAGATCTATTCCAACAATCACAATTGCTGATTATCAAAAAGGTCAGTCATTAGCTAACCAAGCTCCAACATCAACACCAATCGAACTAGTAATTGATAAAGGTAAATACTTTTCAGTTGTACTAGACGATGTTGATGCTGTTCAAGCTGATGTAAGATTAATGGACATCTTCACAAATGATGCAGCTGAGCAGATGAAAATTACTGTAGATAGCGATGTACTTAATGGTACATACAGCGATGCAGCTACAGGTAACAAAGGTGCTACAGCTGGTGCTATTTCTAGTGGCATTAACTTAGGTGCTACTGGTGCTGCACTTGCTATTACTAAAGATGGTGCTAGTTCTACAGTTGCAGTATTAGATGCAATCTTAAGAGCTGGTCAAGCATTAGATGAGCAGAATGTTCCAGAGACAGGCAGATGGATGGTAATCCCATCTTGGATGGCCCCAGTCTTAAAGAATAGTGAACTAAGACAAGCATATCTTACTGGAGATAATGAGTCTACATTAAGAAATGGTAAGATTGGTATGGTTGACAGATTTACATTATATGTATCTAACAACTTAACTGGTGTTACAGATGGTGCAGATACAGCTTATCATGTACTTGCTGGTACAAGAGATGCTATTTCATTTGCATCTCAAATGAGTAATGTTGAAACTATTCGTTCAGAATCTACATTTGGTAATATCATTCGTGGATTGAATGTCTATGGTTACAAAGTTACTAAGCCAGAAGCATTAGTTGACCTATATGTAAAACAAGGTTAATAGCTGAAACACAAGGGCAGTCATTACGATTGCCCTTTTTTTATTAAGGAGTAAACATGGCTAAAGTTATTAAAGATAAAAGAGATGGTCACATTTTTGCGTATGATCCAAAACTTTTAGAAAAAGATTATATGGAAGAGGTGGAGATAAAAGATGAAACTACCAGCACTAAGACTTCTAGCAAAGATGAGAAAAAAACGAAAGCAAAACCTACTGCTAAGAAGCGTTAATAAAATTATTAATTTATTTAGGAAAGATTAATCTATGGCAACATTTCAATCTATCATTGATAGTACAAGAGTCTTTTTACAAGATGATGCTAAGACAAGATATACTGATGCTCAGTTACTTGATTATGCAAATGAAGCCATAGGTATATCTAGGAGTCTTAGACCAGATTTCTTTTTAGGATCTCTTAAGACTGCGTTAGCTACCTATACTTTAACAGATGATGTTCCTATCCCAATAGAGTATCAATCATATCTCAAAGATTATGTTATGGCGAGAGCTGAATTTAGAGATGATGAGTATTCTGTAGATGGAAGAGTAGGATCATTGATAGCAAGATTTAAACAAGGTCTTATAGCAAAATGAGTACATATTCAGATTTTTATGATGGTGTTATTCCTGATGTACCTGGAGTAACAACAAGTGTGGCAGAGCTGGCCATTAAAAATACAGTTATAGACTTTTGTGAACAAAGTCTAATTTTACAAAGAGATCACGAACCAGTTACTGTGATTGCTAATGTTAACGATTATGACTTTGAACCAGAAACTGGTGAACTTGTAGTTAAAGTTATGAGAGCTTGGTATAAGTCTTTTCAGTTAACACAACTAGCACCAGATGATATTGGTATACCTGAAATATA